ACTATTGAAAAACTGTTCAAACGTGTTCAGTTCGCATACGATAATCTTCCAAAATTTATGAGAGAGCTGTTCCCTTTGAAGGCTAGTAATAAATACGAAGTCAAAATTAAGAACAGGAATAGTCACTATCAGGTTTGCTTATCTACTCACGGAGATACTGTGCGTATGTTGCATTTCTCTGAGGCCAGTTTTATACCAGGCCAGCACGTTAAAAAAAGAGTTGGTGAGTCTATAGAGACAGTACCTCAGAATATCGGAGAGACAGTAATTATCTTTGAGAGTATCGCTAATGGTGGAGATGGAATGTTTGCCGATATGTATAGACAAGCTTCTAAAGGCGAGAGCGAATATAACGGAATATTTTTTACCTGGTACGATCACTATGAGTATATCCAGACTGTCACTGCTACCGATATTAAGATGATTGACGAAACTCTTAACGAAGAAGAAAAAGTGCTGATGGAGAAACATGGTCTTGGTTATGATCGGATAGCCTGGAGAAGAACAAAGATAAGATCAATGTTAGGCGCAAGCTATGAAGAGAAGCTTGAAGTGTTCAAGGTAAAGTACCCTGAGAACGACAAGGATTGCTTTCTTCTAACCGGAAGCCAGGTGTTCAGCCCAAGACTCATAGATATTTATAAAAACGATCCTGACGCTTGCTTCTTAAAACCAATAAAGATTTATAGCTTCGACGTATTGGATGTATTCGTAGAACGGCCAGGTGGAGAAGTCTTGATATATCACGAACCGGATCCTTCCAGGAAATATGTGCTTGGCGGAGATGTTAGCGATGGGACCAGTAAAGGCGATAGAAGCAAAGCGTTTATACTAGAGGTAGGCACTTCAAGAGTTATGGCCTTATACGATGCCATGAACACGCCTCCAGAGGTTTTTGGTAGTAGGTGTGCAACATTAGGCGTTTATTATAACTATGCTACCGAAGCTATAGAGAATAATTTTAGAGACAGTTGCGTTAAGGAGCTGATCAGAAGACGATATCCGAACGTATATTATCATGGCATGGAAGAAGGGAAACCTTTAAGAAGCTGGGGATGGAATACTAACGATAGAAGCAAGCGATTGATAATCGACCAGTTTAAATACGATTTTGAATCTAACGAGGTTTGGCATGCGCTTCCAGAGAAGCTTTTAATAGAGATGGAGCATTATGTTGAGCTGGATAATAAACGCACTGAAGCAAGCCAGGGATATCACGATGACTTCATTATGTCGTTCGCTATAGCTAACTATCTGGCGCTGAAATTGCCTTCTTATCAGAAGCGAAATGACAAGCCAACTGAGAACCTAGAATACAAGAAGATATTGAAAGATGGTGGAATGTTGGGTTATCATGGGAGTAAAAAGGGAGCGAGGAATTTTAATGATGGTGGAATATAGTGTCGGATTAGTTGCGCTTGCAATCGTAACATTAGGAGTTGTAGTGGTTAAGGCTATGACGATAACTTCAAAGAATTCTCAGGACTTACATAAAACGTTAACGGCAGTTGCAGGGAAAAGCAAAGAATACGCAACAATAAAGGCCGTTGATAGAATAGACGAAGTTAAGAAAGTTGTTCAAACACCTAAGCCGAAAGAGGCTGAGGAAAAAGACGGAAAAGAGGATATGTTCCTATGAAATTAACTAATGAGAAAATAGCAAACATCGCATATAACGCAGTGAATAATTGGAGTATGTCTGGCCCATATAGAGAAAAGACTGCTGATAAAATACTAAATATTAAGTTCCTTGATGGAGAGCAATGGCAATATTTCTCCAGGAGAACACAAAAATTTACCGAGCTAGTGCCAGCGGAGAATGTTCCAAAGGTTACAGCCAATATGTTTGTTCCTTATGCCGAGTCAGTTAAATCAAAAATACTATCAATGAATCCTTCTCCGGTAGTTGTTGCTAAGACTAGAGACTGGTCTGATGTAACGCTAGCACTTAATTATCAGAAAATGTTCCAGGGTATTCTGGAGAATATAAACTTTAAAGACAAGATGCAGGATCTTATTGATGTACAGCTAGTATGCGCTGGAGTATTCTTGCTTCCGTACTGGAATAAAGACATTGACGATATTGACGTAGAGGTTATAGGCGACATAGCTTCTTACTCTGATCCATTAGCTAAAGATCCGAAGAAAATGAGATATTCTTGTTTCTTTGATGTTATGAGCACCGAGTATATTAACGAGAAATATAAGAAGAAATATTCTGCCGATAAACTAGAGAACGCTATGGATGGATGGTACTTGGATATCTATAAAGAGCTTCAAGGTCTTGGGGATAAACGTAATGGCAAAAGAACTGGTGTCTCAAACAATATCGAGATTAATGATGCGACTATGATCGTTAAAGTTTTCTACAAAGATGGTAAGGTCAATAAAATGGCTATTGTGGCTAATATGTTTAGAGGTCAGCCTGAGGTGCTAGAAACTATCACTTTAGAAGCAGAGCTAATATATATACCATACTACAGAAACTTCTTCTCTAAGCAGGGAAGAACGCCTTTAACTGGACTAAGAAGTGTCCAGCGTGACATTAACCAAATGTTAACCAGATCTAAATATGATTTTTCAAAAAGAGAAAAAATGCTTATTGATGAAAACTCAATAGAGCTATCGCAGGATATAGATACTTTTGATATGGCCGGAGATGAGATTGTTAGGTATACGTCTAAGATACCTGGCCAGTTGCCTGTTAAATGGGATCCTTCTCATCCAAAGACTATGGATTTTAATATGTGGATTAGGATGTGGGGAGAAGCTGGCGGACAGTCAGAAGCTTCAAGAGGGAATTCTCCAACATCTCAAGCTAGTGGGAATCTTACTGCTATGCTTATCGACCAGGATGAAACTAAAATCGGTAACGCTAAATCAAACCTACAAGTTGGGTTTAAGTTTTTATTTAAAGAGATGATGAAAGTTATTCATAAAAATTATTCTAACGAGAGAGTTGTTACTATTATGGGCCGAGAGCGTGGATGGCAGTCTTATTCTTATTCAATGTTTAAGGACAAAGATCTTAATAAGTTTGATGTTTCGGTTAACATAGGCGAGTCTATGCCTAATACGCCAATGGCCAGGCTGGACATGGCTCTTAAAATAGCTCAGTTTGGATTGTATAACGATATGCCTAATCCTTTTGAGAAGTTAAGAGATCTAGCTGGTCTTACTATGTATGAATTTGATGTTATTGATCAACATACGGATAAACAAAACTATGAGATAGAGCAAATAATCAAAGCTGGATCGGGAGATCCTATGCCTGGCGTATCTGTTACTGATGACCAGTTCAAACACGTTGGAGTCTTGATAAAGTTTATTAACACTAGAGACTTCGCAGATTTAGGCGAAGATAAGCAACAGTTAATATTTGCTCACCTGGGACAACACCAGGAGATTATTACGAAGATGGTTCCTCCTGCTCCAACGCAAGGGACTGTTGATCCTCAGGCACAGCAAAATGGGCAAGGTCCGAACATGAAACAATCCCCACAACAGGGGCAAGGCACTGTTCCGAAGCCAGCGTAGTGTATACATTCGAGTAAATAATTGTTATATTGGAAATGATTAAGTTAATAACGGAGGCAAGACATGACAGGCAAAAAAAAAGACGATAAAGAAAATAACAACGAAGAAAATAATAATGAGGATGGTGACGATAAAGATATACTTGACGAGTTGCTAGATGGAGTTGGTGACGATGCTGATGATGAATCAGAAGAAGACAACAATGACGATAGTGATGCTGATGATAAAGGGGAGGATGACAAACCTGTATCAATGAAAGAGCTTAAGAAGCTATTGGAAAGTTCTGGTAAAAGTGGGACTGATCTGGAGAAGTTCAAAACAGAAATGCTTGGGACTATGAAAGATATGTTAACTCCTTTGCTAGCTGGACAAAAGCAGATAGAGCTAAAGAAAACTGTTTTAGATTTCGAGGTAAAGGTTAAAGCTGAGCTTCCGGGGTTTGAGGTAGATATGGATATGCTTGAGTATCATCTTAGTTCTGGAAAGAATAGGAAAGATGCTTTGAAAATCCAAGTCGATGCTGAGAAAAAAAGAGCTAAGGCTTATGGGTTCGAGAAAGAAGAAGGTAGTGATGGTTATGATGGTGGTGGTGATCCTGCTGAGTTGAAGGATTTTGATCCTACTTATCACAAGAAAAACGCTAAAGAATTTAAGAAACTGCCGAAAGACGAAAGACAAAAGTATTTTACGAAGTTGGCGAACTTTGTAAGGTCAAACAAAAAACGATAAAGGGGTAAACGATGACTACATTAAATTTTAACACAAGTTCAAACGCTGGTTCAGTTGTAGAAGTATGGTCTGACCAGGCTATTGATGATAGAAGAGAGATGGCTATTTTTGAATATCTTAAGGATTATTCAAACGCTATCGTGAGACAAGATGATCCAGGATTAAGAACTAAATATCCTAGCCCAAGCGAAGCATATAAAATGACTTACCATAACAAAGCTAAATTAATTGGTGCTGGTGTAACTAATCAGGCTTCATTGACTGGTAAAGAAGAAAAAGTAAGAAAAAATACTTTTAGTTATACAGCTCAGTTCAGAAGACATGCTGTTGCGAATGATGAGTATATTCCTAATGCTGATATCTCTGAAGCAGATTATATGTTGGACCAAAGATCTTTGCTTTCCGAATGGAACGCAAACGATAAACAGAATCAAGATATTTCAAGAATGATGAGCGGTGCTGTTTTAAAATCATACGGTAATGGTGCTGTAGGAGCGTTTGCTTCTATCACTTCTTCTCATATTTTAGATGACGATACATTCGTTGTTCTAAAGAAAACTTTGGCTCGCTATAATGCTTCTCCAGTTTGGATGTCAGATGACTCAGAAAACGGTAATAGCTTTAGGGGATATGTAATGTTAGTTGATGAGACTGTTGCTGAAGCCATGATAGCTTCTACTGACTTCTCAGCTTTCCTTGATACATATTTTGAAGGTCATGGATGGGAATCTCCGTTAGCAAAAATTGCTTATGGTAAAAAACAGAATATGGCAATCATACCTGTTGAGCCAAGAGTAGGGTTTGGTTCTCCATTAAGACCTGAACTTATAATTGCTAAAGATACTGCATCTTTAGCTAACAGTGCTAATGTAGACTTAACAGTTGGTCTTCCAACTTATGATCCAGATACAGGCACTTATGATGATTACACTAATGACACTTCTGGTGTTATTGAGTTTACTCAGTATCTTACTGACTACATGGCTTCTGCTGGAGCTACTAGTGCTGGAGTTCTTTGTAAGATAGTTCAAGCTGATGGTACATTAATTTCTGGGATAACTATTAAATTAGGTTCTAGTGCAACTTCGTACACTATTAACGTAGCAAACGCTTCTGGTGATGCTATCGTTCTTAAGGCAGGAGATAAGATAATTGTTCTTAGTTCTGCTGTAATGGCTCTTGGTGCAAATGCTTATATTTCTCACCAATCAGCTCCATATTTTACTGGTCAAAATTATGATTATAACTTTGAGCAAGGTATTGGGGTTAACTATTGGGAAGGTGGAGTTCTGGTAAAAGATACTCAGAACATTGCGAACAATATTGTTATTGATTTCGTTTACGCATCGTAAGATTTGTTAAGACCAGTATTGCCAAGATAAGATTGATAATAGATAAACCGACAGGGTAGTCTTAGCGCTACCCTGATTAACCTAAAGGGAGTTGACCATGAACAATTACTTAGTTAAATTTACAGGATATATGCTTCCCTCAGGAAGACAGATGGCTGTTGAAGGAGTTAATATAACTGTTTCTCCTGGAAAAATAGTTGTTGATTGTTTTGAGGAATTAAAAGCAAAGGGAGCGCTTGATCCATATAGCGCAAAGTTTAAAGAAAAACTTGTTAGCTTATATGCAACGTTAATTTTGAATTATAAATTTGAACCTTATTTTTCTTTAGAAAAAGCAAAGTTTATAATGATTGATACTAGAAATGATGATATCCTTTTGGCTCTTCAAGAATTACAGAATTCTAAAGAAGAAGCCATGATAAAAGAAATGCAGAACAAACAATCAGATTTGCGTGTAAAAATGGGATCAGATGTAGAGTCACTTAGACAGATGCTTGTTACTGCTATGCTTAAGAATAAGGGTGCTGTTTCTAAGGACGAGATGTTTATATTTAAACAAGAATCCGTGTTGAAAACAAGTCCTGAGATGCCTATGACTGACAGACTAACTGTTGAAAAAGAAATAGCATCTGCTCAAGCTAGACTAGAAACTTATAAAAGTAAGTTAGCTAGAGAAGAAGCAGGTATCGCAGAAAAGGTTTCTGAATTAAAAGCTACTAGAGAAGAAGACATTAAAGATGTTGGAACTGAGTATTTAAAAGTTATCAATAAGCTTAAAGCTGATAATGATGAAAAGCTTAATGCTAAATCTGATGCGCTAGTTGCAAGAAGAGATGCTGAGCTTAATATTATTCAGAAGGTTATAGAGATGGACATTGAGCTTCCAGACTCTCCTCTTGAAAAGTTACTTGATGATATGACAGTTGCAGAGCTTAAGGAGCTAGCTGTTAAGTATGAGATCGAGCTTACTGAAACTTTAAAAGATAAAATAGTCGATCAGATTATCGCTTCTAAAAAGTATGAAGCATAAGCTACTCTCTCTTCTATTAGGATTTTTAATAACAGCCGGGCTTTCTTTCCCGGCTGTTTCTTTCGACCTTTCTCACTATAACGACAACAGCACTTTTTATAAGCTATACGGAGCTTCTTTCGATGCTTCTGATGATTACCATAAGAGTTATGTCTCCGGAGAGTATTACGAGTCATCTAGCACGACTAGATTGGACATCTATGCTGGAGTTGATTGGAATTTAAAGGCCAAGATAGTTCCTTTTGTTTTCACTAACTACTTTTATCACAATAGAATGAATTCTGATTATTTAAGAACAGGTATCGGATCTTACTATATGCTTGATGATTTATTCTTCACTCATAAGATAAGCCTGGCTCTAGTATCAGAAACAGGGAAAAGTGACATAATGTTGTCATGGAGGTATAAGGCATGGAAGGATTTCAAAGAGTTTGGGTTTAAATATACGGCAACTCTTATTGAGCGAGACTTTACGTCTAAGTCAGAAATTTACTTTAATATAAACAAAAACATAAAAGCACAACTTACGGCCCATAACGTATATAGCAACAGAGGCCAGGACAATACGCTAACGTTTGGATTAAGCTTCAAATTCTAGCATAGTCTTGGGTATTCACTAAAAATTTGCGATAATGAAAGTAATGAAATAATCTAAGGAGTTTATTATGACTAATGGAAATAAGGAAGTAGTTGATGTTGTTAATGTTGTACTTACAAGTGATTATACTGTAGAACCAATATATTATGGTAGCAGGATGCTTATCTGTAGAGGACTTTATTTTAGCACTGGAGGAACACTGAAGTTTACCAATAGCGTAGGAGATGCAAAAACACTTACTGTTGTTGCTGGCCAGATGGATATTAGCGGAGTTCAGAAAATACTAAGCACTTCTAACGGAACTACTGTTGGCGCAATAACTATATTATACGGATAAAGTAATCGTGTTTAAAAAGGCGATACTTTTATTTTTATTTAGTTTCCTATTCGGAGCTTATGTAAAAGAGTTTCTTCCTAGTGCAGATTTTTATGCTGGAGAAGAATTTGTAGAAGTTTCTTTTTTTGGACAAGTAATATCTGCCAATACTTCAATAGATTTAGTTGTAGGCGGTATCGGAGGCTACGCTTCAATAGAATATAACATACCGAACATAGCCTCTCTGAATGTTGAGTGGAGAGATGGAAGATCTTACGGAATATCAAATATCGAAATGATCAACGGAAAAACTATTACAGATTTTCCCGGAAGCAGAGCTTATATAACTATTCCTAATTATAGCGCAAGCGACATTTATATTACCGGAAACATTCTCACTAGGCGTATTCCTAGCATAGAAAATATGTGGGAGCAGTTTACTGTTGCCGGAGAACTTGTAGCGTCTTCTAATGTTAGCTCAAACTATGCAAATATTGGAGATCCTATCAACATGGAAGGATATACAAGGGCCGGAATTTATGTTGACTATACGTCAAATGACAGTCTTACTCTAAATATAAAAGTTGTCGGCCTGTCTTCGTTAGATTCCGGAGAGTACGAATTATACGGAGTAAGGACAAGACAGCTAACCGACACTGGCTATTCTAAGGTTTATTACGAGTTCGACATAGGAACGCTTCCGTATATACAAATAAAAACAAAGGTTGATAGCCTAGGATCTTCTCCTGGAGAATTAACAGTCAACATAAGTAAGAAATGGAGGAACTAGATGGTTGGGTGGGTTCCGAACGAAGATGAGCTAAGGGACATTATAGAAAAATACCTCACTGCATATCTACATCTAGACCAGACAACACCACAAAGCATAATCAATGGCAGTGCTTCTGTAATAGCACCTACTAGCGATTTACATATAGCTAATAAATATTACGTTGATTCTAATGTCGATTTAGATGGTGGATTTGCTAATTCAGTGTATTTAATATCACAAATATCAGATGGAGGTGGGGCATAATGGCTTCAAGAATACAAATAAGAAGAGATACGGAAGCGAATTGGACTTCGGCAAACCCAACATTAGCACAAGGTGAGATGGGAATTGAAACAGATACACTTAAAATAAAAATAGGGGATGGCACTACTGTTTGGACATCATTGGCTTATTATACTACTGCTGGAGGTGTATCTCTTTTACTTGACCAAGACCCTGCTCAAACATTTACTAATGGAACTGTTACTGGTACAGGATTATTAAAAGTAACTTCTGGAGAAGTTGGATTAGATACTACTAATTACTTTGATATAGCTACTGATGATACAGACGATATAACCGAAGGGGCTAATAAGTTTGTAACAGCAACAGATATAACTAATCTTGGCAATTTATCAGGAACTAATACAGGTGATAATACAGTTTGTACTTCTGGAGCAGCAACAACAGCAGTAACATTATTAACACCTAGAGCAATAGCAGGTGTTAGTTTTGATGGAACAGCTAATATATCTTTAAACAATAACGCAATAACTAACGGTGCTGGGTATATAACAAGCTATGTAGACACGACTTATACTGCTGGTGATGATTTGCTACTAACAGGAACAGTATTTAGTAATACTGCTCCTAATATTGTTCAGACTACAGTAACAGGAAATGCTGGAAGTGCTACAGCTTTAGAAACACCTAGAGCAATTAACGGAGTAGACTTTGATGGTTCAGCTCCTATCACAGTTACAGCAGATGCAAATACTCTTAGTGGTACAGAACTAGCTAGTAGCGTAGTAACATCTTCGCTGACAAGCGTAGGAACTATCACAACAGGCGTATGGAACGCAGGAGCAGTTACTTCTAGTGGTGGTATATCAGGTACTACAGGTACGTTTAGTGAGATAAATGTTAATGGCCCATTAACAGCAATAGAATCAACTATGCCGATAATTAAAGCACCCAGCACAGGTAAAACTGTTGCTATTGAGAGCATCAAGGTTAGAGAAGGTGAAAGTGGAGCGTTTGTTGACTTGGTTGCAGGGAATACAGGTTGGGTTGGAATGACATCTATAGGCAACGATGTATATGCTTGTGTTTATAATGGTTCTATCTGGAAGTCTACTGATGGTGGAGCGTTTGTTGATTTGGTTACAGGGAATAAAAATTGGCTGGAGATAACAGCTATCGGAAATGATTTATATACTTGTATTAATAATGGTTCTATCTGGAAGTCTACTGATGGTGGAGCGTTTGTTGATTTGGTTGCAGGGAATAAAAATTGGCGTGGGATAACAGCTATCGGAAATGATTTATATGCTTGTGTTGAAAATGGTTCTATCTGGAAGTCTACTGATGGTGGAGCTTTCGTTGATTTGGTTACAGGGAATAAAAGTTGGCGTGGGATAACAGCTATCGGCAATGACGTATATGCTAGTGTTAATAATGGTTCTATCTGGAAGTCTACTGATGGTGGAGCTTTCGTTGACTTGGTTGCAGGGACTAAAGCTTGGCGTGGAATGACATCTATTGGCAATGATTTATATGCTTGTGTTTATAATGGTTCTATCTGGAAATCCACCTACACAGCAGATGTTAATGTTGCAGGAGATGTAAGCGTTGGCGGAGATTTAATCACAACAACTAAAACACCAGCTAGTGCTTCTGCTACTGGAACAGCAGGAACAATAGCCTATGATGCTGATTATATTTATGTATGTAGAGCAACAGATACTTGGAAAAGGATTGCAATAGCAACATGGTAATGAAGAAGTTTTTACTAATACTACTATTATCGTTTAGCTAATGTTGTTACAAAATAAGGAGGACAAGATGTCAAATAAAAAAGGTTCATGCGGGAATAAACCCAGAGTAGGTAAAGTTGGAGATAGAAAAGGTCAAGGTATGCGACAAGGTAATAGAAGAAAATAAGGTTAATTTGATAAAAATTAATAAAGAACATACAATATAAAGTAAAGGTGGTAAGCATGGTAGCAAATACAACATTAAGTACAATAGCTGGAGATCAAGGAATAGTGGCGTTAATAGAGATAAGATAGCTTAATGTAGAATAATTTGTGAATAAAATGTACAATAAAAGTATACAAACAAACATTAGGAGTAATAAATGAAAAAATATCTCAGTCTATTAATCATATCGATATTGTTAACAGGATCATTAGGGTTTAGCATAAATCAAACAAAGGTTATCGGTAAAATTATAAGGGCCAGAGAAGGATTTATCTCTGAAGGAACATCTCAGCTTGATACTATCGAGACAGACTCTCTTAATTTTATATCAGGATCTCCGGTATCAATAGGAGGGGAAGCGGTAATATATGGAGATGTCACTCCGTACCAGCTTATAAACCATAGTCAGATAACTATTACGGCTGATTACACAGCATCTACCAGGGAATATATTTTCTGTAACGCTACAAGTAACGTGATAGTTGTAACACTTCCGGCACAAGCAGAAAAACTGCAATATACAATCAAGAAAACAGATGATAGCGAAAACTCTGTAACCATATCAGGTGATGCTAGCGAAACAATAGACAGTGAACTTACACAAACTTTGACAACTGTTAATCGGGTGATGACCATCGTGTCAGATGGCACCGAATGGCAATCAATATAAATTAAGGAGTAATAAATGAAAAAATATCTCAGTCTATTAATCATATCGATATTGTTAACAGGATCATTAGGGTTTAGCATAAATCAAACAAAGGTTACTGGTAAAATAGTTACTGCCAGAGAGCAGTTTATATCAGAGGGTACTGCGTCCATAAATTTCTTAGAAGCTGGAGCGGTAACTGTAGATAGTTTAGTTGCCGGGAATATAGCGACAACTGGAGACTTAAAAGTTTCTGGAGATGCGGTAATAGATGGATCATTAAGTGCCACTACAGGTACATTCACTGGTGGCATATCAGGTACTACAGGTACTTTTAGTGATGATGTCGGGATAACTGGTAAAATATCTCTAAATGACGGAGGTAGTTCAGTATTCGTAGGAGAAGGAGCTGGATTAAATGATGACGGAACTGACAACAGAAATGTAGGAGTTGGACATTATTCTCTCCTCTCCAACACCACAGGAAGCAATAACACTGCTACTGGATATAAATCTCTCTTCTACAACACCACAGGAAGCAATAACCTTGCTAATGGATATTATTCTCTCTACTACAACAACACAGGAAGCAATAACCTTGCTAATGGATATTATTCTCTCCGCGCTAACACCACAGGAAGCAATAACGCTGCTACTGGATATAAATCTCTCTTCTACAACACCACAGGAAGCAGTAACACTGCTAATGGATATTATTCTCTCTACTCCAACACCACAGGAAGCAGTAACACTGCTAATGGATATTATTCTCTCTACTCCAACAACACAGGAAGCAATAACGCTGCTAATGGATATCAAGCAGGTCGCTATATCGCTGATGGAACAACAGCTAATGAAACAGGTACATATAATACTTTTATCGGCTATAATACAAAAGCTCTTGCAGACGGAGATACAAACGAAACAGTAATAGGAAATGGAGCAGTAGGGGCTGGAAGTAATACTGTAACACTTGGAAATGATGATATTACAGACACATATTTAAAAGGTGATGTAA